TGGACATAACTATATAGATACACAAGAGAGGGGCGCAGCTGGGCCAGGTACCGGAACATGGGACCCTGAACTTATTCCTACAGCTTGGCATACACCAATAAATAAAATTGCTAAAAAGGAATTAAGAAAACAACTGGCTCGTAACGACAGAGGTATTCAAAGCTCTGAGTTACTCAATCATATTAACCCTGCTTATGGTAGGATGGCAACTGATGCTGCATCGATCAGACTGAACGAGATAAACCCTTTAAGCAGGTCCCAAAGGTTATCTGTCGGAGACTATGGTGTTGGTGGGTGGAACCTTATCCCAAATTACAATGAGAGTCAAACAAGGGGTCTCTCACAATATCGTCGAACGCATCCAACGGATGACGGATCTAGATATTACACTGGAGCAACACCAACATACAAGGATGTTAAGCCTACAAATATATGGCATATAAATCCAGAATGGCAAAGGGAGGACTAATGCCCAATAAAGATGATCCGGCAGGGCACTTAAAGAAATATGCATGGAAGCCGGGGGTATCGGGTAATCCTAAAGGACGCCCACTTGGTTCCAAAAATAAAATCAGATTGACTAAAGAGGCTTTTGAAGAAGTCGCAGGGTTATCTCCCGGTGAGATGCTTGCACAGATCGCACAAAGACAATTTGCACAACAGACAGCTGCAGGTGATGCAATGGCTATTAAGGCCATCACTGAGGCTAACAAATACATTGAACCTACTCAAGACGCAAAGACAGCTACTGAAGAGAAAGCTGAGGATATGTCAGAGAGTGAGTTGATGAACAGACTACTAGAGCTTACTAAAGAAGAAGCTGACAGTCACAAACACTAGGAACGGAGCCCTTATGGGAAACACCAAAGAAGCCGCTAAGCTGTTAGTTGAACTTGAAAAGCGGAAGAAGTGGGAGTTCTGGAAAGAGAACCCAAAAAATTTCATTGAGGACTGCCTCAAGATTTATCCGAAAGACGCTTCATTAGGATTAATATCGTTACAACTTAATAGTGCTCAGACACTTGTTGTTGATGACTTTGAGAAACAAATGAAAGATACTGGCTATGTCCGTTCGATTATCTCGAAATATAGACAAGCCGGTTTCTCTACGATAGCATCTGCCTACATATTTCATAGGTCCCTTTTCTATGGGAATACTAGATCAGTAGTCATCTCGCTAGACAAACCAACCACAGAGAGTATCTTCAGTATGTCTCAGACATTCTGGGCAGAACTCCCTAAAGACATCCAGCCAGAGTTAGATAAGTCTAACGTACGCGAAATGTCTTTTCAGAAGAATGGCAGTAAGTATCGTGTGTGGACCGCTGGTGCGGAGAACCCCGGACGAGGTACAACTAATACTTGCCTTCTGGCTGATGAGGCTGCGTTCTGGCAGAACGGTGAACGTATCTTAGCGGGTATGTTCCAATCAATCGCGCTACTCCCGGGTAGCATAATTATTATTAATAGCACCTCTAATGGTGCTCAAGGTGTTTACTACGACCTATGGAATAAGGCAGAAAAGGGTGAAGGTATCTTTAGACCGTTATTCGTTCCCTGGTTCCTGCAGGATGAGTATCGATTAGATTCTCCTGATGGTCTAGAGCTAACAGTCGAAGAAAAAAGATTACAAAAGGAATATGACTTAGATGAATCACAGCTATATTGGAGACGGATCAAAATATCTGAAACTTCAAGTTCAACTTTTAAACAAGAGTACCCCTTTACGGCAGAGGAATCTTTCATACAATCCGGATCGTCCGTCTTTAGTAAAGAAATTCTTGACAAGTATTTACCGATTGCTCCGGAGTCTATTAGAGACTTTAATGACGTCTTCAGTTCGTTTGATGAAGCTGAGGAAGGGTCGTTAAAAGTATGGGCAGCTCCTGACAGAGATCAGAAATATATCATTGGAGCTGACGTTGCACTTGGTGTACGCGGTGACTATTCGGTAGCTACAGTGATGAGCAAGGATAGAGAAGTATGTGCCATCTATAGAAACAATAAGATGGATCCAGTACGGTTCGGTAAGATGTTGTTTTATCTTGGCCGGTGGTATAACAACTCTCTTATAATTCCTGAAAGTAACTCGGTGGGTTTAGCGACAGTTCAGCAGTTATTCGGTATGAACTATCCTAATATCTATCAACAAAGAAAGACAGCTAATACGGTGAGTGACAACATCAATCACTTGGGCTTTAAGACCACAGTATCCACAAGACCTCCGATCATCTCTAATCTTAGACGTATGATTGAGGACGAGGATATTATGCTCCCATGCTCAAGTCTACTCGGTGAGTTACGAACCTTTATTATCACAGAGGGTGGTAAGGCGGAAGCATCCGTTGGACACCATGACGATATGGTAATGTCGTTGGCAATAACTTGCGAGGCTTATAGAACACACGGCCATGCTTTGACAAACAGAGCTTTCAGCTGGGGTGAGATAAACCTCAATAATTTAACAGACGATACCAAGTGGTTATAAGGAGATAGTATGAACTTCCCATTCGCAACGGAAACAATCGGCAACACCGCACTATATGGAGAAGACACTTCTGTTTTAAACAGTTTTGTGCACAACCTAGCTGCCAAGATGGGGGTGTCTCCAGAAGAGGCGTTTCTAAAGTTTCCAGTTAAGGCGGGAGTTGGAGATGAGTTCCTAGGTAGATACTTTAGAGATAGCTACAAGGGAAACAAACCAAGCTCCAGAGGTGGCACTGTGTTTAGAACAGACCTTTCTTCTGGAGATGACTATGCAGCTATTGGGTTGACTCAGGCACAAACGCCTGAAACACTCGGTCACGAGTCTTCACATATTTATGATTATCTTCTTGGTAATTTAAAGCCTGACGGCGGGTTTAGGGAAAGAGTTAAGGCTCAGCCCAAATACTTCGCTGAGAAAGATCCAACAAAAAGATGGATGATAAACCCAGAGGCCTATAATAAAGAGCTACATGCGTCGGTCACTGGCTATGGTAATCGAGATGACTACGAACTTAAGGCTATGCAGGACTCTTGGGATAGAGCTGCAAGAACGTGGACTCCAGAATATGTAAAGTCTGGTGCTGACCCTCTTCAAGTAGGGGTTGATAAAAACCTTCCAAAGGTTTCGTCTCCCGGCCTGTACGGATCTCAAACAAAGAACAGAGAAGTTATGCTTAACCAAGCTAAGCACAACAGATCTAATGAAGCTGTAAGAAACAAATGGCTTAATGATCCCGCTAACGATAAGTTTGGGGATCTTAAAGGTGTGCTTTCAAGTACTGTTGCTAACGCAATGGTAAATAAAGGATATGATAATGCTGTTAACACAATGAGAGGTTCGGCTGAGCAATTAAGAAGATCAGCTAACGCTCAAGGGTATAATCCAGAAACACCTAAACTATTACAAATGGAAAAAGACGTGAGATATTTTAACTCACCTGCAGAAAGGTGGGCAAGGTATTTTGGTAAAAGTCTAGACGATGTAGTTGTCAATAACTACATGGGATCCGGTTCACACGCAGATGCTGACGAAGTAGTAAAAAACCTAAATAAACTATTATTCAAATAGAGAGAGCGAGAATGAAAGATAAAATTGAAAAGATCTCTGATGACATGTTAGTCCATTCTATAGACCGCCATATGCGGAATTCTACGGGTGGCTATACTGGATCATCGGACATGAGCAAGCGTAGAGAGAATGCGATCTACGAAATGAGTTTAGAACCCCAAGGTGATTTAGCACCACAGGGTGTATCTAAAATTGTATCATCTGATTCAGCTGAGATAGCTGAAGGGTATACAGCACTGTTAACTAAACTACTATTAGACAACAATAAGTTAGCACTATTCGTCCCACATAGCAATGAAATGGCTGGAATCAAAGCCTCCCAGATTGCCTCGGACGTGGTTAATTATTGCTTGTTCAACTCTAATCCAGACGGTTGGTCGAAGCTGTCCACTTGGATTAAATCAGCAGTTGTGTTTGGTAACAGTGCGATTACCTGGGGTTGGGAAGAGGATTACGATTACATCGTAGAAGAGTACGACGAAGTACAAGAGCAAGTCCTTGACCAGCTGTTAGCAGATCCAGAGTTAGAGATCGTTGGAGATTTAAACCTTTCAGCAGATCTTAACGTCAACCCTGACGGAACTACATCCGTTATCTATACTGATGTAAGGCTTCGCAGGAAGATAGACAAGTCTGGCGTTAAGATGCGTAACATCGCTCCAGAGTCTTTCTTAATTGATCGCTCAGCCACAACAGTTAATGATGCTAAGTTTGTTGGTATCGTAACAGAGATGACTCGCTCAGACATTCGTAAAGCATGGCCTAAGTTTAAAGGTGATCTTTCAGATCTCGGAGAGGAGTCTAGCTTAAAGAGCTCAGACTGGTCTTACGAATCTTTCGCTCGCAAAGATGCCGCAGGTATTGACAACTGGCTTTCGTCAGAAGACGATGAAGATGACGAAGCTAATATTAGCATAACTGTCATCGAATGCTGGCTGAGAACAGATAGAGATGGGGACGGCATTGCGGAACTTAAGCATGTCATTAAGGCAGGCGACACGATTCTTGAAGAGGATGATGTATCTTACATTCCAGTAGGCGTACTTAACCCTATCGAGATCCCACATGAGTTCTACGGTCTTTCACTTCTTGATATGGCTCGCCCTCAGACACAAGCTACTACAGCAATCCTTCGTGGTTTTGTAGAGAACGTGTACTTTGGCAACTATGGCAGAACGTTAGCAGATCCTAATGTGGTTGACTTTCAAGCGCTACAGAACCCAGTGCCTAAGCAGATCATTCCAACCAATGGTAGTCCGGCAGGAGCTGTTCAACAGATCCAACCTGAACCTATTAGCTCTGGAACTGCTGGTATGTTAGAATTCCTAGGGTTACAAAAGGAACAGTCTACAGGTCTTACTAAGACAGCTATGGGTTTAAACGATACATTGTATGTATCAGGAAACTCAGAAGCTAAGATGTCTGGCGCCCAGAATGCAGCACAGATACGTATCGAACATATCGCTCGACGTTTCGTTGAGACAGGTATTAAAGATCTGTGTCGCGGTGTATTAAGGGAAATGAAAAGAAGCCTTAAGAATCCTGCAAAGTATAAGAACAATGAAGGTTATGCGTCAATATCTCCACAAGAGTTGCAGATGCTTCCTTCTAATATGGACCTAGATATTGATGCCAATATTGGCGATAACTCTAATCAATCACTTGGTAATAAGCTAGGACAACTTACTCAGCTTGTTTCTCAGATGCAACAGAACGCTGCCTCTGCACCATATATTGCTCCAACGGCATCTTATAACCTAACTCTTGATGTTATTAAGAATATGGGTTTAGATCCAACAAGGTTCTTAAACGATCCAAGTTCTCAGGAGTTCCAGCAAGCTCAGCAACA